GTTGATGGTAATACCGTAATTACCGGTATTTTGAGTGTAACTGATGATATTACTGCATTCTTCTCATCTGATGAAAGACTGAAGGACAATATCGCACCTATTGACGATCCACTTGCAAAAGTCATTTCGATCAGTGGTAATACATTCGATTGGAATGAGAATACTAATAATGAAGGAAGTGATACTGGTGTCATTGCACAAGAAATTGAGGCACTTGGACTCCCAGGATTGGTCACAACGAGAGATAATGGATACAAAGCAGTCCGTTATGAAAAACTTGTTCCTCTTCTTGTAGAGGCAATTAAGGAACTCTCTGGCAAGGTTGACGCACTTGAGCAAAAATTATCCGATAAATAACTCTAAAGATTATAGTAATGGCAAATATTAGGAAGTCATTTAATTTTAGGAATGGTGTACAAGTTGATAATGATAATTTTATAGTTGATCCGAACGGATTGGTGGGAATCGGGACTTCGATTCCTACTGAATCTCTTGATTTGATTGGAAATGTAAAAATCAGTGGATTTACAACAACAACGACTTTAAGTGTTGGGCAAACATCAAACTTTTATAGTGATGTTAAAGTAGGATCAGTCAATATAGATGCTAATAGTGGTGTAATTACGGCAACAAAGTTTGTTGGAGATGCTTCTGGACTCCAAAATATTGTTGCAGTTACAATAACTGGTTGGGTTGCAGGAGTAGGATTACATACATTTAGATCGATTGGTATTGGAACTACAAATCCAGAATATCATCTTCAAATAGGTGAAAATCCTGCTTCAGGAGTTGGTGTTGGAATTACTGATGGTGGTATTGTTGCAAGTGGTGTTATTACCGCAACTACATTTGTTGGTGGTTTAGCTGGCACTGCAACCACTGCTACTAAGTTAGAAAACTCAAGAGATTTTAGTGTTTCTGGAGATGTATTATCTCAAACAATATCCTTTGATGGTACTAGTAACGTTGCACTGGGAGTTACTTTATCAGGTAGTTTTAGTGCCAGTACTTCTGGTATTATAACTGCCAATACTTTTTCTGGAATTGTAACTTCAACAGACGGAACCTTTGATGATTTAAGAATTAATAAAGATGCTGGCGCAAGTCTTGTTGTTACGAGTACAACAAATTCATCCGTAAGTATTGGTGAATCTGTAGGTGCTGGTAATAGTAGTGCCCAATTACTTTATGTTCCAGGAACAGGTCGATTGGATATTAATAATTATGATGTTGGTGGAGTCAGTATCAATCTTCATGAGGGTACAGGTGCAGGCACTACAGAAAGTTTCAATGTCAACTATGATAATACAGCACAGTTTGAAGTCACTTATGATGGGAAAGTTGGTGTAAATCGTGGTGGTGCTGTATTAACTAATAACCTAGAAGTTGGAGGAACTGCATATATTAGTGGCAATTCTGAAATTGTGGGTACTCTTCAAGTTGGAACAGGTGTTAATCAAGTAACTCTTGGTGATGGCAGTGCTCTACCAGTTTCAGATAGTCAAAATTTTAATATTTTAAGTGGAATTAGTACATTTAATGAGTTACATGTACAAGATATTCAAGTTGGAGCAGGAATAACCGTATCTTCTAGTCTTTATGCTGGAAATAAAGTTGGTGTAGGAACAACATCAGATAGTAGTTTTGTTGTCGGAGATAATGATCCAATATTTCAAGTATTTGGGACAGCATATTCTACAGAAGGATTCATAAGCAACGAATTACTTGGAATTACAACAGATACACAAGGATCTCTACGATCAGATCCTAGAACAATTCCAAGTGATTTAGGTTCAACGATTCCATCATTAGAGTATGGAAATTTTCAAGTTGATAGTGGTGCAGCATCATTTATTTCAAATAATTTTCTAATAGTTCCTACAGTTGGAGTTACTACCGTAGGATTTGGATCAACTAATCTTGGAGTAATTTCAAAATATCATCACCCAGATTATGGAAGTCAAGAAGAGTATATGTCATCAGTTGGTGTCAATACTTACTTTGCAAGGTCTATACTTGATGTAGGAACTGCTTCTACATCAATGAATAGTTATTTCATTCCTCCATCATTAACAGAAACTCAGATAAATGTTGTTAGTAATTTATGGCAGAATCCATCTGGATTTGGAACAATAACCTCAAAAAAAGTTACTCCAAATGGACTTGTTCCTGGAGGATTATTATATAACTCTACAAGAGATAAAATACAAGTTAGAAATACTGCATCATCATTCAGAAACTTGAGTCCTATTGTTGCAATGGGATGGGTGTCGTCAGATGGGATTATCAGCGCTGTTAGGTCTTATGGTTTTGATACCAGTTCAAATATAAAAAGCGGTTCTTCAGATAATTATGAATATACTTGGACATTTGAAACTCAACAACCAGATACAAATTATTTTGTAATGGTGAATCATCAAGGAGGATCTAGTTCTAGTTTTAAAATTGGATTAGCATACACAGAAACTGTAACTAGTTTTAAATCTGCGATGCAGGATAGTGCTAATGATAAAAAAAATTCTCCCCATTCTGTGGTAGTGATGCGTGTATCTTGACAAGACTCTAAAAACCCTGTAGACTACCTTTGTTAGGGTTGAAGAGGAAGCTATAAGACACATTAAGAACCGTCCACCAGGTCGCACTGTGGACGGTTTTCTGCTATAATAAGAAGGTAATCGAGGGACACCTTTGACCATCACTCTCAGACCCCATCAGCAAACTGCCTGTGATGAGATGCTTGCCCATCAAAAGGGTCAAATCATTGTGCCGACTGGTGGTGGTAAGACTATGTGTATGATAGAGGATGCCAAGAGAGTATTCCGTACACAAGAGGTTGCAACCATTGTCGTAGTCGCTCCACGTATCCTATTAGCAGAGCAACTATGTTCTGAGTTCTTGGAAACAGGAGAGTTTAACGATGTAAGAGTTATGCACGTCCACAGTGGTGAGACTGAGCATTTCTCTTCAACTAAAGTATCTGACATTAGATACCATAACTTCTTATGCTATGAGTCTAATGCAAATCAGATTATCTTTACAACATATCATTCATTACACAGAATACAAGAGAGTGATATTGTAGTTGATGTAGTTTACTTTGATGAAGCACATAATAGTGTGCAGAGAAACTTCTTTCCTGCTACTGAGTATTTCAGTAATGAGGCAGATAGGTGTTATTTCTTTACTGCAACACCAAAACATTCCCTTACAATTAATAAACCAGGAATGAATGATGGGTCTGTTTATGGTCAGGTTCTGGTCAATGTTCCTGCACCTAAACTGGTTGAGGAAGGTTATATTCTTCCTCCAAAAGTTGTTGTTAAGCAATTGGATATGGTTCAGGATAAGCAGATGATTGCCGACCGTGATTGTCAGAATTTGATTGAGACAATTGATGAGAACTCACTGGATAAAATCCTGATTGCCGCACGTTCTACCAAACAGATTATCAAACTTCTGAGTCAATCTGACTTTTATTATGAACTGACAAAACGTGGATATTCTTGCCTGTATATCACATCCAAGACTGGTGCCGTGATTGATGGTAAGAAAGTCAATCGTGAGGTATTCTTTAATACTCTGAATGCATGGGGTAAAGATCCTAACAAAAAGTTTGTTGTTCTTCATCACTCTATTTTGTCTGAGGGTATTAACGTTAAAGGACTTGAGGCGGTATTGTTCATGAGAAACATGGATTATATTGGTATCAGTCAGAGTATCGGCAGGGTTATTAGATTGGGAGGGTCTCAGAAGACCTTTGGATTGGTTTGTGTTCCAGTCTATGATAAAGTGGGCATCAGCACTGCCAAGAGTGTTCAGGCAGTCGTAGACACCGTATTCAAGCAGGGTCAACCTGCCATCTCTGTTATCCGTCGTTGAGGTTATTATGAAAAAACTATCACCATTTGAAAAAGCAACAGAAAGATATCAGAATGCTGTAAAAATGATATTTGTGAAAAGACAATTAAAAAAAGAATTACCCCCTCGTGGTAGTGCTGCTTATAGATATTTTTCTGATCCAGA